AACAGATGTCCCCGCCTGCAAGCCTGCACTTCCGCGTAGTTCAAGTATCGCAGAAGCTCTGTGTCCGGCCATAGGTAGGGCAAATTAACGTCGTCCAGAATATCTTCGCGCAGAAACTGAATCATGTCCTTGGCGATCATGTTGGCTTATCTCCCTATTGTCCCCCGCTTGTTTACCTTATGGTGCCTTAGGCAGTAGGGACCGCGAGCGGTGTGCCGTCTATCAGCTTGCCATTCTCATCAAGGTTAACTCCTTCCTTGACAAGGGTATAGGTATAACGCGGGATATCACGGGTATAAGGCTTCCCGTCGTCGCCCTGGGTGGTTTCAGTCTTGATCAATGTATCCATCATCTGACGCACCGGACGCGGGATGTCTATTTCCTCGCCTGGTTTGATCTGGAATGGATAGGTATTCAGACCCAGGAAAATTCCCTCTTTTGGGATGTCCGGATTCTGATGAACAATGATCCTGTCGCGAATGTGTCCTGTCGGACCGTCAAACTTCAACGATTCTTCAATCTCTTTACTTCCTCGTGCCATGGTAATTCTCCTCCCCTTAAAGGTTGTAATGGTAAAATGGATGGGCGGAGGGGGATGTTTGATCCCTCTCCAGCCCGGTTAATTTACTTGGTGACCGTCTACATGTCGTAAGGCATGCAGATCAGGTCAACGTATGTTGCGGTTCCAGCGGTACCGCCCGTACCGGTAACAAACCCGGCGCCGTCTGCAAATGCAAGGGCGGTTTCTTCCGGGGCCTGCAGGGTTACATAACCCAGGGCGCAGTATCCGTCTGGAAGATCGGGCAAGCGGCAAGCTGCTGCAGCCAGGGTTGCGCTGTCGTAGTCTGCCTTACTCACCACATTGCCGGGGCCGATAACGGTTCCGGATGTGCCGGCCGCGGTGCAGATGAGATACTTGGCAACGGTATTGGCTGCCAGGGTGCCATCCGGCAGGGGAAGGTTGTCCTGCGCGATGCAGGTGGAAACCGCCCCGTTGATGACAACCGTGACGCCATTGGCGATCTTGAATCCAGCGGTTGTGCCTAATGTTCCGCCTATGGTAATCAGCGGACCCTGGGTACCGTTGGTGCCGCCGATGACCCGATTGGCAATCCCCTGGAAGGAACGGCGTTCGGCTTCCTTTGGGAAACTGTCATAAATATCTCGAACCGACGGGTCAACATTGAGAGCCGGATCGTCAAATTTCTTACCAACATATTTTTCAGCCATATCTGAATCCTCCTGTGAATGGTCCTTATGAATGGTTAATGTAAATTAGTTAGTCGCAGCCACTTCCAACACCATCATCCAAGCATCATTTAAAATAACCGTGCCCTGCATGGTCTTCCAGGCGACTGATCCGCGCTGACCTAGCGGATCGGATTTACTGGGAACCGGGTTGATGACAATCGGGGTGATGGCGAATTTGCCCTTCAGCGCGACGATACCGTATGCGTCCTTGCCGAAGTACATGATTGGGTAGACATCGCAACGGGTCCCGGCAGTGGTGATCTTCCCGGTGGTTACGGTTGATCCCGCATCAGCATAGGCCTTGAAAATGGTTGACTTGACGTAGCGGACATCTTCGCAGGCACCGATTTCCGTCTCAAACTTGGAAACCTGCCCGTAGTCTGCAACGGAAGTGAACCCGGTTAGGCTGCGGATGTCAGATGTCAGGTCGACGTGGGTCACGCCGATGAATGCCGGCAGGATGGATTCCGTATTGAACGACGGGGTCGATTTCACGATCTGGGTGATAAACTGAGCTTCCTGGCGTTCCAGAGCGCGAACGACCTTGCGCTGATCTGTGCGGGAAACAACAGCAACAACGTCTGTCCTGGCTGCCACTGAATTAGCATAGAACTTATTGGAGCATGCCTTTAGGACGTTGTAGCGCAGTGTCTCGACCGTCTTGGCTGCCTGCTCGGAGCAGACTGCAACGGCTTCCCTGAGAACTGGATCTTCATGGGTATCGACGATAACATCGGTGATTTCCACCAGGTCGCCGTACTGGTACAGATTTCCGGTGATGTCGGTTGCGGTCAGTTTCTTGCCGGCAGGGGTCACGCCTTCGGTTAACGGAGTGGTTGCCAGGTCAAGGGAATTATATCTGCGCCATTTCATCGACTGGGTTTTGTTGCCCGGAAGTGCCTTTGACTGGCCGAATTTCTCCAGGCAAAGATAAGGCATCGCACGTTTCAAAAGTTCTACAACGACGAAAGCGGCAGTCCTCGGGGAGATATTGCCGTAAGTTGTAATTGCCATAATAAATAACCTCCTATTTCTTTAGTGCCTCATTGTAGGCCGAATCGAAATCATCTGTCCGGCCCTGGCCTGCGTCGACGGATCCGCGCTTGGTAATCACGGCAGTAAGGTTCTGCTTTTTTTCAGCCTTCCTTTTGTCCATGTCGATCAGGTTGTCTGTATGAGACTGATCATCTTTGTTGGTTTCCAGAAGCCCGTTCTCTTTCTTGAAGTCTGAAATCAAGTCGACAACGTCTTCTGCTGTACCCTTTTCATAGGTTGCTTTCATGGATTCCCGGAGGTAGCGCGGCTTGGTTTCTATCCATTGAAGGATGGCGCCGGAGTCGCGATGCGTTTCAAAATCAGGATGAGAGCCACGAATGGTGCCAAAGTGGGCTGCTTCATCGCTTTTCTTGTAACTTTCTTCTATCGGCTGAACCCTGGAAGCAATCTTTTCCTGAATTTCGGCTGTCTTGGCCTCAAGTGTCTCGAGAATTCGGTCTTCGAGTCTCTTTAAGGCACGTTCGCGTTTCAGGCCTTCCATTTTAGATACCGAGTCGAAATCCTTTTCGTATTCACTTAATTCGGCCTTCTCGTCTTCGGTAAGGTCGTCGAATAGTGAATCGGACTTGTCGGTACCCTTTTTCTTATCCTTATTGTCTTTATTACTGTTGGAGAGATTGGCAACTGTCTTCTTGAGGTCTTCCAGTTCAGTCAGCAACTGGGTTTTCTCGGACTCGTATTTCTCGTCCTTGGACTTCAGGATACCCTGCAGGGACTTCCATCTCTGCTCGTAGGTCTGTTCGTTATCCTTGCCTTCCTTGCCTTCCTTGCCTTTGTCGTCTGACTTGCCCTGGTCTGCTCCCTGGCCGTCTCCCTGGTCTGCCTTCTGGGCGGCAGCGGCAGCGGCAGCGGCTTCAGCTTCGGCAGCTTTGGCAGCGGCATCGTCGTCGGCTTTCTTGCCGGAATCGTCTGACATCGTACTGTCGGGGCTGTCTCCTAATTTCTCGGCAGCATCGAACGTGTCGGAAAATATCCCGTCCTGCACGGCTTGTGTTTCCTGGATTGCCTCAAGTTCCGTCCCCTTATTATCTACGGATGCATCGTTACCCATCTCATTCCCTCCTGTGTTAGAATAAAAAAAGACCACGCCAGGGATTGTCTGAACTCCCTTAACGTGGCCTTTATGATCTCGTTTACTGCCTGAGCTTTAAGCCTGAATGTTTAACCTATTCTGAAGCTTTCGCTTAACTCCTTCCAGGTTCTTTAGAATGTCCATTAATTCAGACTTCGGTATTTCAACCATGGGCTGCCGGACTGCATGAACACCGGACGTGCCATGGATACTGTCTTTTGTGGCTATTGCGCTTCTGTTTGTCATTGTATACCAGTCTTCCATCCGAAGTCAATCAATAATATGGCTTACTTGTGCCTGAGTCCTGTCCAATACCATTTTCGATGTAGAATAGTAATTCCTTAAGGGCGTCGATCCTGCCCTGGTTGCGGGGGATTTCGTCAATAGAAGCGGTGTCATTCAACTCTCGGAGATCCTGGATCATGATAGGGATTAGAGTGGACAGAATATGGCTTGCACGTTCTCCCCGACAGTCATATAACTGGGTGATCAGGTCGACTTTTTCGGCATTCTTGACTACTTTTGGTTGTAATGACATGGCAATTCGTCCCCTTATTTAATTCCAGCCTTCTTTTTGCTGGTTTTCTGCACTTTAGGCTGTTTTGCCTTGATTTCGACCTCTTTTTCCTTCATTTTCATGCTGTGCAGATCGTCCCGCTCCTTAATTTCCTCGTCGTGGGCGGTCTGGATAGCTGTTTTGGTTTGATTGAGGCGATGAGATTCCTCTGAATGGCGCAATTTCTGCTGGTGGGCTTCCTCGTCGCGACGGATCTGCTCGGTTTTAGAAGCGATGTCAGTTGATCTGGCCATTAACTCGGCGTCTTGGAGGCGAGGATCGGCTGCTGGGGTTGTCTCGGGCGGTGCAATGGCATTTTTCTCCGCTTCCACGTTGAATTTCTTTGCTTTGGTCAGCTGGCCGGCTGTCTGGGCGCGCTTGTAGGCGACTTCGGCCTCTAACTGGGCGTAGGCAAGCTCCTTGGCGCGCTGATCGGTCTGTTTGGCGATGATTTCCTGTGCTTCCTCTTCCGATCGCAGGTCGATCTTGATATCGTGGGCCTTTAATGTCTCGGCAAGGAACTCGCGGCGCGGGATGTACGGCCAGTCGTCCGGCTGCATGGTATTTTTCAGATTGGCGAGGGCTGCCATACGGATTTCCTTGATCACTAACGAGGAAACCCCGCGGGGATTGCACTGGAAGTCGCCCTTGATGTCTTCGCGGGGGTTGAATTCCATGTTCCAGTTGTAAAGGTCTCGCATTACCTGTTCGGTGAAGGTGTCGAAGTTCTTCACGACGTCTTTGATGGATACCAGTATTTCTGCCTGGCGGCCGGAGGTCTGCTTACTGTTCTCGTTGTTGACCTTGTCGCCGATCATCCAGGTGGGCAGGCAGGTTTCCTGATCCGCAAAATTCATGAAGATGTCAGAGATCTTGCCTAGCTCCTCGATGTGGGAATCAATGTTGTAAACGCGGACGGCAGGGTATTGGGCCTCGATACCGCGACCGTCACGGTACCAGATCTTGCGGGGGTAGAAGGAATTCAGGTCGGTGCCTTCGTGCATCAACTGCCAGTTTATCTCTACCTGGGGGCCACAATTATGTGAAATTATTCCGTTTGCGACGAAGTTGTTGTTTGTGCCGTCCATTTCAAGGTTGAATACTTCTTCCTCTCCGGCATACTCGATACTGGAAATTTCGTCGTAGTCAACGAATTTATGCTTATAAGGATTCCCGAAATGATCGTATCTGCGATGAATATATAGATGGCATGGTTGACAAAGGGTTATTTTATTGCTTGGGTCGTTGTTGTATGGATTATGATCCTTGTGATGAATACAGAGTCTCACGCCAGCGTCTGCCCTTGCGCCACATCGTTCACAGATGTCTTTTTTGTCTTTCTGGCAAAACCATCTCTGCCTTGCAGTGGACTCAGAAGCCTCATGGTTATTATTTGAGACTACGGCCTGTTTCATATTCCATGTACTATTTTCGACCTTAGATGCGCATTTTCTGCATCTTACTCCACGCAAGGCGGTTGGTTCTCCGCATTCAACACAATTCTTGGGCAGGTCGATGTCAGGCGGATGTGTCTTTATCATTGCACAGGAACGGCATCGAATGCCTGACCCCTTTGTCTGCTTCCCGCATTCAACGCAAATTCCAGATGGCCTTTTACGGGTCCCGTTGACTGCAATAAGGTCGTCAACGCAGAGCTCTTTCAGTTCCTTCCATTCGCCATCATCGCCCATGAAACGATGGTCTTCAGTTGCCTTTATGTGGTATCCGGATGCGGTCTTTATCTCGTATACTTTCTTGATGCCATTGTTGAAGACCTTGTTTATCTTATTGTAGAACAGCTCCCCGGTTGACTCGTCAAGGGATCTTATCTTCATTCTGGTTGCGTCCCACCGTTTGGATAGTTCCCGAAGCGTGCTTACCTTCTTCCCTTGTCTGTAAACTTCCGTGTCTCCTGTCAAGCAGACGCACGCTGCGTTGTCCAGCATCATGCGGGCGGATGAGGCCACGGCTATCTGGGAATGGCGCATGACACGGGCCAGGCCTTCGCCGAAGATACTGGTTTCGTCTTTTTCGTAGTAGAAGACCTTGTAATGGGTCAGGGCGCCGTCGTATAACATGACTTTCACGGGCTGCTTACCGATCAA